CAGTTACCGTCACCATTACGGCTCACGGCCTGACTACAGGCGATAGAGTCTTTATGGACTTTACTACTGGTACGGCAGTGGACGGGGTCTATGCGGTGACTGTAACAAACGCAAACGTCTTTACGGTAACAACTGCAGCGAGCACTGCAACTAGCGGAGCCATAACGTTTTATAGTAGTATCTTGTTAGAGCTTGACACATTTAACATTGTTGGTTTACCGGTGCTAATTCCCGGTGAAGGCATATACTGTAAAAACGGTATGTTTGTAGGTGTTGGCGGTTCTGTAACAGCAACGGTGTTTTATGGCTAAATCTCCAGCATGGCAACGCAAAGAGGGCAAATCCGAGAAGGGTGGCTTGAACGCCAAGGGACGGGCCTCGTACAACGCGGCCAACCCCGGGAAACCCGGATTGAAGCGTCCTCAACCCGAGGGCGGCTCACGGCGCGACTCTTTCTGCGCCCGCATGAAGGGGATGAAAGCGAAGCTGACCAGCGCAAAGACAGCCAACGACCCGGATTCAAGGATCAATAAGTCTTTGAGAGCGTGGAACTGTAAGGATGGGGGCTATGTAACTGCGGCTGATGGCTGCGCTACAAAAGGCAAGACAAAAGGGCGGATGGTATGACTCAGCACGACACAGCTAAAGCAGTCGCAGATGGCGCAGCAGTTTTAACAACTGTTGGCGTCATGGCTACGTGGCTTCCGCCTTTGGCTTCTCTGTTCACGATCATTTATCTTGGGCTTCGCATCTGGGAGTCTGATACTGTTCGTGAAATGACTAAACGCAAGAAGGCAGATGATGCCGACAACGAGTAAGAAACAACACAATTTCATGGCTGCGGTGGCTAACAACCCATCGTTTGCTAAGAAAGTAGGAGTCCCGCAGTCTGTGGGCAAAGATTTTACAACTGCGGACAAGGGCCGCAAATTTTCAAAAGGTGGTGATACTATGGCTTCTAAAATGAACCCCGGCTTCATGGCAATGATGGCTAAGAAAAAAGGTGCTCCTGCTAAGAAAATGGCTGGTGGCGGTATGCCCATGAAAGACGGTAAACCCGCTTTTATCGGTGACGGCAAAGGCATGAAAAAAGGCGGTATGGCCAATGGCGGCTCTGCCTCCAAACGCGCTGACGGTGTTGTTTCAAAAGGCAAAACCAAAGGCACGATGATTGGCATGAAAATGGGCGGCAAAGCCTGCTAAGGAGCTCGTCATGAAACGTAGCGTTAACGATTACGAGCAAAGCCGTGGTAGCGGTGGTGTTGGAACAAGTTTGCTTAAAGAGGCAGCAGGGGCAACAGGCATTGCTGCGGGCTTGTACGGAGTCGGTAAAGCAGATCGTGAAATGACCAAACGTGGTGATGAGCGCCGTGAAAAAGAGCAGCGGGAAGCTGCTGCTGAGATGAAACGAGAGTCTCGTGGCGTTAAAAAGCCTGCCAACTTTGATGCTATACAAGAATCAAAACAAGACGCTAAAGATGCTGCTGCTCGTAAAAAAATCAGCGACATGGGCTACGCTAAAGGCGGTATGACTGCTTCTAAACGTGCAGACGGTATTGCTGTTAAAGGCAAGACCCGCGGAAAGATGTGCTGATATGGCAACCGTGAAACCTACAGGTAACGTAGTTAAGTCTTTAAAGAAGGCTGGGTTTTACGGTGCAAGTGAACCCAAACGGCTGGCTATTATTAACAAAGTTACAACCAAACCCCAGCGGATAAAGATGGTTGACAAGATGTTTTTAGCCAAGAAAGTTAAAGGCGGTACAAAATGATGGCCAGTCGCGGTATGGGAGACATCTCCCCCTCTAAAATGCCCAAGGGCAAGAAGAAAGCCCGGCGGGACAACACCGACTTTACCCAGTACAAAGAGGGTGGGAAGGTCAAATCCAAGGTAAACGAGGCGGGTAACTACACCAAGCCTGAGTTACGTAAACGGATTTTCAACAGCGTAAAAGCTGCTGCAGTACAGGGTACAGGTGCAGGCCAGTGGTCAGCTCGTAAGGCTCAGCTAATGGCCAAGCGCTACAAAGCCGCAGGTGGTGGCTATAAATGACATGGTCAAAAAAGTACAAAGCGTCGATTGATTGCGACAACCCCAAGGGGTTTTCACAGAAGGCGCATTGCGCAAGTAAGAAAATGGCAGGTGGTGGATTAGCTAAACCGCAACAGTCTTTGAAAGACTGGGGCAAACAAGATTGGACAACCAAAAGTGGTAAAAAATCTTCTGACACTGGTGAACGATACCTTCCAAAAGCTGCGATCAAAAGTCTCAGCCCTGCTGAGTACGCTGCGACGACCAAAGCCAAGCGAGCCGGAAAAGCCGCCGGTAAACAATTCGTAGCACAGCCTAAAACGATTGCAAAGAAAACGGCAGGATTTAGATGACCACTTCAGGAACCACAGCGTTTAACCTTGACCTCACTGAGTTGGTTGAGGAAGCATTTGAACGCGCTGGTTCGGAGTTGCGTACGGGCTACGATTTACGTACTGCCCGTCGTTCATTGAATTTAATGTTTGCTGATTGGGCAAACCGTGGTGTCAACATGTGGACGTTTGAGCAGGGGACAATTAACCTGACTCCGGGTCTAAACAACTACGCACTGCCCGTAGACACAGTGGATCTACTTGAGCATGTGATTCGCACGGGCGCGGGTAGCGCATCCACGCAGGCTGACCTGACCATTACGCGTATCAGTGTTTCTACCTATGCCACAATCCCCAACAAACTGCAACAAGCCCGCCCGATTCAGGTGTGGTATCAGCGTTTGGATGGCCAGACTTCGTCAATTGGCACCACGCTTAACGGCGGTATCACGGCCACAGATACAACAATCACACTAACTTCAGCGGCGGGACTTCCAGCTACGGGGTTCTTGTTGATTGAAAATGAGACAGTGCAGTACGGCTACATCTCTGGCAACGTGCTTAATAACTGTTTCCGTGGGCAGAACGGCACAACTGCCGCAGCACACTCAACGGGCGTGTCTGTATTCACGCAGAATCTGCCCTCTGTGACCCTCTGGCCAACCCCAGACAACAGTACAACGTATCAGTTTGTTTACTGGCGCATGCGCCGTATTGATGATGCTGGCGGGGGCGTACGCACAATGGATGTGCCTTTCCGCTTCCTGCCCTGTATGGTGGCAGGCTTGGCCTATTATTTGGCTCTCAAAATTGAGAATGGCGCTGAGCGCCTACCGGTCTTAAAGCAACAGTACGACGAAGCTTGGCAATTGGCCGCCGATGAAGATCGTGAGAAAGCTTCGGTTCGCTTTGTTCCGAGGCAACAGTTTATTGGTAGCGGTACGTAAATGGGCAATCGGTTTGCTTCTGGCAAGAACAGTATCGCCATGTGCGATAGGTGCGGCCAACAGTTCAAATTGACGGCACTACGTAAAGAGATACAGAAGACAAAGATTTATAATCTGCTTGTGTGCCCGCAGTGTTTTGATCCAGATCAGCCGCAGTTGTTGTTGGGTATGTACCCAGTAGATGATCCGCAGGCTGTGCGCAACCCGCGCAAGGACACAACGTACGTTACGGCAGGTGTAAACGCTAGTGGTAGTTTGACTGGTGGTTCTCGAGATGTTCAGTGGGGGTGGAACCCTGTTGGGGGGTCAAGTAATTTTGATGTTGCACTAACGCCAAACTACTTGGTGGCAACGACATTTGTTGGTACAGTTACGGTTACAACGACATAAGGAGTCGAACATGGACGCAAAGAAAGCACTTAAATCACACATGGCCAAAGGCATGAAGTCTGCACATCCCGATGCTGCAGTTAAAAACATGCGAGCCGGTGGCAAAACGCCTACAAAACTTGCCAAGGGTGGTAAGACCAATGAGATGATGATGCAGTATGGTCGCGGTATGGCCAAAGTTAAGAATCAGGGGAAATAACATGGCCAAGATAAACAATCTATCCGCTTCTGCGTACGCCAAACCCCACACCATGAGTGGTGCGCCTGTTGTTCCATCTACAAACCCCGGCATCCCCCCAAACCGCAGTAAAGCTGACACCGTTAACATGTCTATTGGCAACATCAGCAAGGCTGCTGGTAACGAAACCACCAAGACATCCGGTATCGTCACTCGTGGTAACGGCGCGGCGACCAAGGGCACTATGGCACGAGGCCCAATGGCATGAATTACGCTGAACTTAGCGCTGCTATTCAAGCGTACACGGAGAACACGGAAGCAGATTTCGTGGCTAATATTCCCGTGTTCGTCGAGCAGGCTGAGCAGCGTATATTCAACTCGGTACAGTTCCCGTCGCTTCGCCAAAATGTGACAGGCGCAACCACAACAAACAACAAGTACCTGCAGTGCCCCACGGATTTTTTGGCGGTGTATTCATTGGCTATCATTAACGCCAGTGGTGAGTACGAGTACTTGTTAAACAAAGACGTTAACTTTATTCGGCAGGCGTACCCCCAGCCCACAGATACGGGGATTCCTAAGTATTACGCACTGTTTGGCCCACGCTCAGACAATCCGGCAGAGTTAACTTTCATCCTTGGCCCCACACCAGACGCCGCATACGGGGCAGAGTTGCACTATTTCTTCTATCCGCCAAGCATTTCTGTGGCACCGTTCACATCTTGGTTAGGTGATAACTTTGACCCCGTGCTTTTGTACGCATCTTTGGTTGAGGCTTACACATACATGAAGGGTGAAACCGACATGATGCAGTTGTACAACCAGAAGTTCATGGAAGCTCTTGCATTGGCTAAACGTCTGGGTGATGGTATGGAGCGTCAAGACGCTTACCGTTCTGGTCAGTTCCGTCAGAAGGTAACTTGATATGTCAATTATCCAGACCCAAACCACCAGTTTTAAGGCGCAGTTGTACCAAGGTATTCATGACCTCACGACTGACGTTATTAAGATTGCCTTGTACACGGCTAACGCTAATCTGAACGAAGACACAACCGTATACAGTTCAACTGACGAAGTACCTAATACAGGCACTTACTTTGCTGGTGGGGCACAGTTAACACCTATCACGGTATCGTCTTCTGGGTACACCGCTTTTGTGGGCTTCCCCAACATCTCATGGACAGGCGTAATCACCGCAAGATGTGCGTTGATTTACAACTCTACCCAAGGTAACAAATCTGTTGCTGTGTTGGACTTCGGGTCTGACAAAACATCCGTTGGTACATTTACAATCACCATGCCAGCAAACACCGCTACGGCGGCTCTCATTCGTAGTTCTAACTAAGGAGTCATCATGACTATTGAAAAAACCAAAGCCACCGACGTAGTTTCTGGTGGCCTGTCTTGCAACACCAAAGCCGTTGAAGCTGCACAAGCTACCGGCGTATTTGAGATCAAATGCCATGACAAAGACGGTAATTTGAAGTGGGAAGCGCAATCTAAAAACTTGGTTGTCAACGCGGGTCTGGCATACATGGCGGGCAGTGCTTTAACCTCAGTAACCCAGATCACCACTTGGTATCTTGGTCTGTATGGTGCTGCGGCTTCTAATACACCTGCGGCGGGCGACACAATGGCCTCTCACATTGGTTGGACAGAAGTTACTGCTTATAGCAACGCCAACCGTGTGACTGCTACTTTTGTAACAGCTACAACCGCTAATCCATCCGTGGTGACTAACTCAGCTTCACCAGCCGTGTTTAACATTAACGGCACAACAACAGTCGGCGGTGCGTTCTTGACCAGCGCTAATGACAAAAGTGGCACAACAGGAACATTGTTTTCTGCCGCTGACTTTGGCTCACCCGGTGACCGTTCTGTGGTGAACAGCGATACTTTGTCTGTGACTTACACATTTAGCTTGGCGGCTTAATATGGCCGGGTGGGGTGATGGCGCATGGGGTGACAGCGGTTGGGGCGGCTTTGTCGCCTACGACAGCACCATCGACGAAACCTCTACAGGCACAGACGCGGTTGTTTCTGCATTAAGTGTAACCCCCTCGGTCAGTGAGACAGGTACAGGATCGGATGCCGTTGATTCATTACTTACATTAAGTTCCTCGGTTACTGAAAGTGCAACGGGAACAGATGCTATAACGGGGTCAAACGGTGTTGGAGTTTCTGTCAGCGAGACAGCTACAGGTACGGATGCGATTAGTTCTGTACCCATTTATGTGGCATCTGTTTCGGAATTATCTACAGGAACAGACGTTATAACAGGGTCAAACGGTGTTGTAGTTTCTGTCAGCGAGACAGCTACTGGATCGGATGTAATTGCAGCGGGTAAGATATTTACCTCAGACATAACAGAAACGTCAACAGGCACAGATGCTACCGAAGCGGGGCCGTTGTATGCTACAACGGTAACAGAGGCAAGTACAGGGACAGACGCAGTTTCTTCGGTTTTAGCTGTAGATGCGGTAATTACTGAAACTGCTACGGGCACAGATGCAACAGTAGGTGGTGAAGTATATGATGCAGCGGTAGCTGGCACGGGCTGGGGCGAGAGCGCATGGGGTTACAACTCGTGGGGCGGAATTGGTGAGTTGGCCACCGCTACTGATGCGGTGGATTCTACTTTAACGCTTAATCCAACAGTAAGCGAAACAGCAACGGGCACAGATGTTGTAACAGCGGGTATAGCGTTTGTTTCTAATATTACAGAAACAGCTACGGGCACCGATTCTGTAACGGCTACACGGATTTTAAGTCCCGCAGTAAGTGAGACAGCAACGGGCACAGATGTTATTTTGGCTAACGCAGGGTTTGCAAGTGCGGTAACCGAAACAGCAACCGGAACAGATAATATAGCCGGAAGTCTTGTATATTTTGGAGATGTGCAGGAAACAGCGACAGGCACAGATGCAGTAACGGCGGTAGTTGTAGTTAATGCGACAATCACAGAAGCCGCTATGGGGTCAGAAACAAACAACGCAAAGGTCACGTTTGTTTCAACAATACAAGAAAACGCGGTAAGCGCAGACACTTTAGCGGCAGCGGCGGCGTTTATAGCTTTCATTAATGAGTTGGCAACGGGCACAGATTCAATCACAGCACGGCCTTTCTGGGAAATAATTGATGACACGCAAGACGCAAACTGGCAAAATATCAGCAACACGCAAACGGCTAGCTGGACTGCCGTTGCAACGAACTAGGAGCACTTAAATGGCAGCCGAAACCGCACAACTAGGGTTAGTAACCCCAACACAGGGCGACCTCACGGGTACGTGGGGTAATGTCGTCAACAACGGTATTACTGAATACGTCAATATTGCTGTAGCGGGTACTTTGACTCTAACAGGTGATGGCGCAGTTACTTTGGCTAATACCACGGGCAACGCAAGCGTAACAAACATCACCTCTACGTTGGCAGGGGCCGGAACAGTAACAGCTCAATTTGCGGTTGTAAAGATTTCTGGCACTTCTGTAGATAAGACAGTTACTGGCCCAA